TAGTCCTCGTTGCCGATCTGCCCGAGCAGGAGGATCAGGCCAGCGGCCGCTACGGTTGCTGCGAGGAAATGGCTCATGCCGGCACCCCGCTTTTCAAGCTGCCCATCAGCGAATCGAACGTGAAGTCGCTGCGCTGGTGGTCGGTGCGGTCGTCGATGCGGCGGACATTCCTCGCCCTCACGCACACGTTCGCGTATCCGGGCGGCGGCAATTCATCAGTAATGACGGCCCACGGCCTGAATGGATGCTGTGCGACGACCCGAACAACCAGTCCGTTATCTTTGGCGTCGCTAGCCAGCCCGACATATGCCACCCGATCCCCAGCCCGCAGCGGGCGCCCGTTTACGTCGTGTCCGAGAATCTCGCTCATGACTGCCCCCTCCACATCAGGTTGGCACCGTTGACGGTTACCGCGTATGGCTGACCATCAACCAGACTCCTGGCCGCCCGAACCCAGGATTCGGCCCGGTACGCTGCGCAGGCGAGATCCATGTCGCCTGCGCTGAGGGCGCACTCCCACCAGCCATCCAGGCGGCACTGGTAGAACATGGCCAGATCGTGGTTCGAGGAAATCGCGGCCCGGTATCCCTGGTGGGCCAGCACCGTCAGGCTGTGCAGTTGATCGCTGTTCACGGCTCGTTCCTCCGCTCAAAAATCGTCTCCACCCAGCCCCATGTCGGCGCCGCCTTCATCACGGCGTCTTGGAAGCTGTCCATCGCCTGACGCACATGCGGCGCCCAGGTCCGGCGAGCGTCGTCACCGGCAAACACCGCGAGGCGCACAATCTCCACCGGATCAATCTCGCCGTCGGCCAGCGCGTCCTGGAGTTGGTCCCGGCTCATGCCGAACGTCTGGCGGCGGAACTCGCTCAGGCACAGTGGGCGGAACTCGGCGGCGCTGAACGCCAGGAACAGCACCAGCGCGTCGAACTCGGATTCCAGATGCTCCTGCGCGCTGAACGCGGTCTCGATTTCGTCAGACTTCAGGACCTCCACCAAATACGCCTCGCACCATGCCTCGTAGGCGGCACGCTGCGGATGGAGTGCATCCTGGTAATCCCAATCGCTCGCGGCTTGATGTGCGTTCATGCTGCGCCTCCGGCGGCCCGCTGCTCGACGCGACGGTTCCAGTCGAGTTTGTCGCCATCAATAAACCCATTGCCGCAATCCAGGCATCCGTAGAAATCGAAGCTGCTGTCCAGGCTGTACGTAGCCACATGGCGCTCCCCAATATTTCCGCCGCCGCAGAAGGGGCAGGGCAGGGGTGCACGGGCATGCTCCCTTTCCAAATCAGCCCGCTCTTTGTCTAATTCATCCCATTTCGGGTCGCCCTCGCTGCAAGCCCTGTGCTGGGGGAGATAGGCGTCTTCGGTTTCTCTGAAACGGAACTGGCCTTTGATGGGTTTTTGGCAGTGGGTGCAGATCATCGTGCCGACGCTGTGGTTAGCGCTGTCTGCATACATCCAGCGAAACTTCTTGCTCATATCTCGCTCCCCTGCGGGTTGTCCGTGTTGATGGGATCATTAAGGCATACCTTAAAAAGCGTGTAAAGGCATTCCTTAATAAAAAGTAAGGCATTCCTCAATTATTTGTGACTGGTCGGTCACGGATGGGCACAAAAAAGCCCGCGCAAGGCGGGCTCGGATCAGTCTGGGCTGGCGCTACATCGGGTCGTACTTGCCGACCACCACGCCGCAGACGCTCCAGTCGCCGTCTATCTTGATGATTGGCTCCGGCCAGTCCGGGTTGCCGGGCTTCAAGAACGGCTCCCCTTCGTTGTACTGGATCTGCTTCAGCGTGACCTTCGCGTCGCTGTGGCGCTTGGCCACCACGAACTTGCCGCTATCCGGCGTCCGGTCAGGGTCGACAATGACGATTTCGCCATTACGGATTCGTGGTGAGTTGCTTTCGCCATCGACGCGCAGAGCATAGGTGCGCGGGCCGGCGCCGGGCGGCCGGAACGGCAACCATTCGTCAGCCATGCCCGGCTCGAACGGATCTTCCGCTTCGCAGAACTCGCCGGCCTGGACGTAGCTGATAATGGGTATTTGGCCAGATACAGAAGGGCCAGGGCTTACGTCGTCGCCATAGGGCGCCTGGGGCTCGGCAATATGGTGGGCGGCACCAAGCATCTGCCCCTGACCGGTAATCAGCCAGTCCAGGTTGGCGTTCCATCGCCGAGCGATCTTGGCGAGGTTCACGGCAGTGATGCTTTTGCTGGTGCCGTCAAACCAGCCTTTTACCGACTGGTATTTGATGCCGCAGGCGTCCGCCAGCTCGCTCTTCATTTCGCGATCCGTCACGCCCCTGGCAACCAGCAGTTGCCGCACTCGATCTGCATATTCATTCATGGTCGGAATAATACAGGCAAGCCTTAAAGGTATGCCTTTGTTTTGCTTGACTGTCTTCATTAAGGTATGCCTTAATAGTCCGTAATTCGTTAAGGAGCCAGACATGAAGAAGTCAGAGGTCATCGAATTCTTCGGTGGTGTTCAGCAGACCGCAGACGCCCTTGGAATCCGTTACCAGTCCGTCCGGGAATGGCCAGAAGAGGGCGTCCCCGAGGGCCGGCAGTACCAAATCCAGGTCCTCACCCAGGGCGAGCTTAAGGCCGACCAGGAAAGCGCCGCCTAGCTGGTTGGCGCTTTTTATTTGGGCACAGGTTCTAGGGGAAATAGCAGGATAGTAGGGGAATCAAAAAGATGGCAGACGGACAACTCACACTGAATTTCGAGCGCGGACTGGCGGAGTGTTATGGCACCTGCCGCGAATACGTCGGCGCCCGCATCCACCAGCAGGGCCGGCCCCAGAAGGCCATCGCCGCTGACATGGATTACTCCCCCTCGGACCTGAGCCGAAAGCTCGCACAGAACCCTGACGATTCCCGCCGTTTCACCCTGGACGACCTGGAGAAGTACATGCAGGTCACCGGGGACACGAAGCCGGTGCTGTATCTGGTGGAGAAGTATCTGGCGGGCGAGAACCCCGCCGACCTGGAACGCCGGATTGCTGAATTGCAGGCGAAGCTGAAGGCCAGTCAGGCCGCATAGAAACGAGAAAGCCCCGGCGCTGGCAGGCGGAACCGGGGCTTTGGATACGACAACTGGAGATCATTATGAAAGCACGACCGATTTTGTTCAAGCCCGACATGGTGAACGCAATCCTGGAAGGGCGAAAGACGCAGACGCGGCGGATTGTGAAGCCGCAACCCCCACTGGGTTCAGATAGTGTGGCTTATAACCCGTCGTATTTTGAGCCGGACAGAGGGTGGTACTGGAGGCCGCACGGCGGCTTTGCAAAATGCCCCTACGGCGCCCGCGGCGACGTGCTGTGGGTGCGCGAAGCATGGATGGGGCCGCTCATGTCGCATGAGGAGTGCATGGAGTATTGGCGCTCCGGCTCTGCCAAGTTCGAGACCCCTAAGTATTGCCAGTACGCAGCCGACGGCGGCCCGCGCCCTGAGTACATGGATGCCGACGACAACCTGCGCCAGGGCTGGAAGCCCAGCATCCACATGCCTCGCTGGGCCAGCCGCCTCACCCTGGAAATCACCGGCGTGCGCGTGGAGCGGTTGCAGGACATCAGCGAGGACGATGCGCGGGCCGAGGGGGCCCGGCTCGAGCTGGCCGAAGTCGATAGCGTCAGGCTGGGGGCGGAAGCATCACACCGAAGCGGGTTTCAGAACCTGTGGAAGTCCATCAACGGCGAGGAATCCTGGGCCGCGAACCCCTGGGTCTGGGTTGTGGAGTTTCAGCCCCACCACACGAACGTCGATGCGTTCCTGCGGGGCAGGGAGGTGGCCTGATGGCGCGCGCCAGAAACCTCAAGCCCGGCTTTTTTATGGATTGCGATGTCGCGTCGTGTTCTGTCGAGGCACGACTGCTGTTCACTGCACTTTGGTGTCTTGCTGACAACTCTGGCGACGTTTCGGAGCCGCCAGATGAAATCAAGAGATTCGCGTTTCCGTACGACGATGTTGATCCGATGAAGCTGCTGTCGGAGCTCTCAAGCCAGGGCCTGATCGTATTAAGCGAAACTGAAGCCCTGACCATCCCTAACTTTGAACTCTGGTGTGGCCCATTCCCCAAGCCGCATAACGTTCTGCGGGCATCCAACCTGCGGAGGGCAAGGCGCCGGAATGCAGACGTGCCCTGGGCTGTCCAGAGCGCAATAGGGCGCATCTACGAGAAAGCGGCTCAGCTTACAAAGGAAACAGGGGTAAAGCATCACGTCGACCACATAATTCCCCTGGCCGGAAAGATCGTTTGCGGGCTTCACGTCGAGTCAAACCTACAAATTCTCACTGCTCGCGAGAACCTAGCCAAAGGCAATCGGTGGAGCCCGGACTGGGAAATTCCGCAGGAGGGCGAAGCATGAAGCTCGACGGCCTGGACCATCCCAAAACTCTGGATTTTGCGGCTCGGCTCGACGTTATTCTGCCGCAGGCTATTGGCCACCTTGAGCTTCTCTGGGCATTCGTCGCGCAGAAAACGCCGCACGGCAATGTCGGTAAGTGGCCGGATGGGGCTATAGCCAGGGCTTCACAGTGGAGTGGAGACCCGACTGTATTCGTGACTGCACTCTGCGAAGCAGGGTTCATCGACGAGCATCCCGTCCACCGCTACATCGTTCACGACTGGCAGGAGCACGCGCCGCGCTGGGTCACCTCGAAGCTATCCCGAGCCAAAGAGTCGTTCTGCGCTCCGCATAGCCCGGTCGAAGTAAAGGCGCCTCAGAGCGAGGAATCCGACAGCAGTGAAGAAAGCACAGAGAACAGTAGTGGCGACTACAGTCCTGACGACAGTGCCGACTCTAAGCCTAGTCAAGCCAAGTCTAGTCAAGCCAAGCCAAGCGAAGGGGAGTCTCCGCCTCCGGCGGGCAGCGCGGACAAGCCGCGCAAATCCACGCCCAAGGCCAAGCTCACCAAATCCGACCTGATCAACGATTTTGAAATCCCCGAAGACCTGGCCGTCCAGTTTCTCCAGATCCGCAAGGACAAGCGCCTGACGCTGACGCCGAGGGCGATGGACGGCTTGGTGCGCGAGTTCGAGAAGGCGGGCTTGTCGGTGGTGGTCGGCATCGAGCTGTGCTGCCGGAAGTCCTGGGGCGCATTCAACGCGGACTGGGACTGGCAGGGCGGCGGTCCCGGGCGCACCGGCAGGCCGCCCCAGGAAACCCCCCACGAGCGCGGCCAGCGCATGGCGAGAGAGCGAGGGATTATCCAATGAACGCGAACGACTACCCCGAGTTTGTGACGCTGTGGACCCAGGTGTGCGAGGTGTACGGCAAGCCGCCGTCCGATGGCGCCCTGGACCTGATGTTCAACGCACTGCGGCGCTTCGACCTGGACGCGATCAAGCAGGCCCTGACAGCCCACGTCAACGACACCCAGCACGGCGATTTCGTGCCCAAGCCTGCCGACATCGTGCGCCACATCGAGGGCGACGGCGATACCCGGGCGCTGTCCGCTTGGGCCAAGGTCGAGGACGCCATTCGCCGCGTCGGCCCGTACCAGACCGTGGTGTTCGACGATCCGCGGACCATGGCCGCCATCGAGGAAATGGGCGGTTGGATCAAGCTCTGCGACGTGACCGACCGCGATCTGCCGTTCAAGGGCAACGAGTTCAAGAAGCGCTATCAGGCGTATATCTCCCGTCCGCCGGAGCGGCACCCGTCGAAGCTGCTGGGCATGAGCGAGGCAACGAACGCCGGGGAGCATGACCAGTTCGTGCCCGAGCCGCGCCTGATCGGCAACCCGCAACGGTGCCTCGCGGTGATGAAGCAGGGCGCCGAGGCACAACCCGGCATCAACCGACTGTCCGACGCGCTGGATGGCGTGGCGGGCCGACTGACCAGCAAGAGCGAGGTGGCGTGATGAGAAACGCATTTGTGTCTATTGCCGTGGTTGTGGCTGCCTCGATCGCCATGATCGGTCTCATGCAGCTGGGGGCGACGGCCACCGAAGTTCTGATCCTGATCGACTGCAAGCAGACCGGCGCGCACGACTTCGGCGGCGCAGTCATCACCTGCCAAGTGGAGGACTCCCAATGAAAACCTCCGTCCGCGAATCCAGCCTCATGGCCTACGACGCCATCAAAACCGCCGACCTGGGCCGGCAGGAAAAGCAGGTGCTCGCCGGCGTCGCAATGCTGATCCGCACCGGCCAGCACACCGATGGATGGGTCAGCCGCCGGCAGATCGCGCAGCTCACCGGCCTGGAAACGTCCACCGTGGCGGCGCGCACCAATTCCCTGATAGCGGCCCGCCGGCTGGTGGAATCCGAGGATCTGACGCCGTGCCCGGTGACGGGGCGGAGCGTGCACAAGGTCGGGCTCTCGGCCTCTGGTGGGAGGGCTGCGGCGTGAAGGCCCACCAATCAGCGATCGGAAAAACGGATGTCTGGCTGACCCCGCGATGGCTCCTGGAGCCACTGGGTCGCTTCGATCTCGACCCGGCTGCGTCGATCGATCAGCCATGGCCGACTGCAGATCATCACTACACCGAGGTGCTGGATGGGTTGGCCCAGTCTTGGTTCGGTCGTGTCTGGCTTAACCCGCCATTTAATCGTTACCAGCGCGGGACGTGGATGCGGCGCATGGCGGAGCACGGCAACGGAATAATGCTGGTTCCTGCAGCGTGCGAAACCGAAGCGTTCAGGCGTTACGTGTTTGGCGCTGCCGATGGTCTGCTGATGCTCAGTCGCCGTCCGCATTTCTGCGATCAGCAGGGCGTCGAGGCAAAGGCCAATAGCGGTTGCACGATATGCCTGGTCGCTTATGGCGAGAGTAATGGGCAGGTGCTTCGCGAAAGTGGCCTGGGAATCTATCTCAAGGAGGCCGCATGACCCCATTCACCGACCCTCAAGCCGCCCTGGAAGAGGCCCAATTCCAGGCCGAAATGACCGGCTGGCCCCAGGCCATCGTCAATGGCGAGCAGGGCATGACCGTTATGGCCAAACACCGGGCGCATGGCATGGAGATTCTGGAGGTGGTGCATGGCTAAACAGAAGCGAACCGTCCTGCTCCGCGTCACCGACGACGGCGCTTTCGTTCCGGCCGATGACCTGAGTAAGCAGTTGCTCCGTCAGCGGAAGATTCGCCGGGGCGACCTGGTGTCTGCCGACCCGAAGAAGGCGCGCAACCCCACCGCCTGGAAGCGCGCCCACAAGCTGGCCCAGCTGCTAATCGAGAACCTGGACGACTTCACCAACATGGACGCGCACAGCGTTTTGAAGCGCCTCCAGTTCGAGGCGGACATCGGCTGCGAGCGGATGGACGTGAAGGTACCCGGGTACGGCGTGGTCAGTCAGCGGTGGCCGAAATCCATGTCCTTCGACCAGATGGACGAAGGTGAATTCCAGCAGGTCTACGGTCAGTTCTGCCAGCACATCATCGACATGTACTGGAGCGGGCTGACGCAGGACCAGATCGAGCAGATGAGCAATCTGCTGGGGGTGGCAGCGTGAAGCGAATCTATTTTGTGGTCAGCAGAGGATCTTATCCAGGCGGCGCTATCGTTTCCCGTCGAGAGTTTTTGGTGACCGGGTCGATTACCCGGCAGATGGACAAGGTAGAGGATTTTATTCAAGAGCATTCCGAGGAGCTGGGTCGGCCATTAAACGGGCCACCTATCGTTTCCTGGTTTAAGTGCGTTGGCGTTGTGATTTTTGGTCGCCAGTGGAGGTGGAGCTGATGCAAGGCGGCAAAGCGCCCACAGCAGCCCAGCGCCGGTGGCACCAATGGCTCCGCGACCAGGGCTGCGCCTGCTGCGGCATGCCGGCGGAGATTCACCACTGCGTCGGGTCCACCGGTAAGCACAACAAGGTGTGGATCGGTCAGGACTTCTGTCTGCCACTCTGCCCGCGCCACCACCGGCACGAGGCGTCGATCGACAAAAACACCGCCCAGTTCGTCACCGAGTATTACGGCTCACCC